GCGGCCAGGGAGATTTACCCTCTTGCGCGCACCGCTCTCCTCACCCGGAAGTCGACGAACAGAATTCTCCGGGTATCCTGCATTATCGCTATATGAAACTGACAGTTTGCTTACAGCAAGTCAGTCAAATAAAACGCGGGCGGTCCGGAAGTCGAAATTGATGCTCTGCAGCATGGCGTCACCTGAGGGTTTTCCCTGTTGCCCGCACCAAGGCAACCATTAAACCCGCGATTGTTTGCTTCAATGCAGCAAAATATCCGAAAGTTATAAGTTCGACCTGGTTGTGAGCGATAACGACAAGGACTGCGTGGCGCGGCCTGACGCGCCGCGCGCCATTTTGCGAACGTAGCTGAAACCAGTATAATCGCGCCTCTTTTGATGCTGTCCCGCCTAAAGCGGCATCAACTTCAGGCAAGAACCGCGGCCTGCGGCAGGCAGTAGAGGCTAATTATGGCCAGGTAGCTCAGTTGGTAGAGCAGCGGACTGAAAATCCGCGTGTCGGCGGTTCGATTCCGCCCCTGGCCACCAAACAAAACAATGGCTTGCAGAGATGTAGGCCATTTCTTTTTTCAGCCTCTGCGTCCATGTAGGCGCTATGTAGGCAAATCAGGTTGATTCGTCCGGGGGGAGCGTTCAATCTGGCACTAAATCGGGAGGATGCGGGAGCTGCCGAAAGTTCAAGGGATATCGGGACTTAGGTGTGAATATGGCAGGTTTAACGGTTGGCACAGATTTCGAGCAAAACCGGCTGAAAGGCGGCTTTTTTTGCGCGAGAATTGGCACTCAATCTATTGAGATCGGGGGTAAGGGTAACATGTCCGATCCGGGCTCAATGCCTCGCTTGAAGCAATCCGACTCGTAGGCCATTCGCAGCGCGCCACGGAGCGCTTCAGGACTTCCCGTCCAGCGCTGCAACTGCCGATCATCCCCTTCGCTCATGAGAGCGACAACGCGATAGGCGCCGAGCGCCACTCTGGCGCGCGTCTCGTCATCGAGGCGGCGCATCCATTCCGTTCGCTCCGCGGCAAGAGCGATCCGTATTGCAGACTCCGCGACAGGGATCGATTCCTCGACTCGCGCGGCCAGGGCCCCCGCGCGCTCTCCTGCCTGCGCCATTCCGACCTTGTCCGAGAGAAACTGCGCCCGCTGCTCATCCGTCCATTGAACCGGTTTGCGCTGTAGCACCGCCGGCACCTCGCCACGCTGGCGCGCCTCGATCAGCACGAGCACCTCGGGCGGCGGTTGATATTCGCGGCGTCGCCCTATACGTCCAGCGCTCTTTACCTCTCGATACTTCCAACCCTCCACCGTCGCGCGGTCGCGAACTCTGCGCCCAGACTGTGGGTATCCAGGCAAACCGAGCGCCGCAATCTCCTCTGCCGTGTACCACCGCGCAGCGTCTGAATTCATGTCCGAATTAATCAATTATTTGAAAAGCCATGCTGTTTAGTATGTAAGGTACTGATTCATAATTATTTAACCAAATGTCCCAATGGTGGACGGAGGGGGTCTTGTATTCGGACGCCAAATTATTCTTGACGTAATGTCCGAATGTCTTTATTGTTCGCCCCATCGTCAATCGTGAAGTACTTAACTGACATGGCTAAAAAATCCCGCATCAAGCAGGACTGGCACAGAGAAGACATCAAGGCGGCGCTGCGCAAGGGCGGCTCCTCCTTCGCAAAACTGGCGCGGGCGCATGGCTACCACGTCTCCGCCGTACGCCTCGCCCTGGTGGTGCCCTACCCGAAGATGGAGCGCCTGATCGCCGAGACCCTGGGCGTTACGCCGCCCGACATCTGGCCGTCGCGCTACACCCCCGGCGCGCTAGCCAACCCGCGCAACTGGCGGCGTCTCAATAACGTCAATTGTAGCCCTTCCTCTCCCGCCGGCAACGTCAATCAGCGCAAGGCCGCCTGACGTGAGCCGCCTCCGCGACCTCCTTACCGGCAGTCTGTTTGCCGCCGAACCCGAGCGCCCCGGCGCGCTCGGCTGCCGCGTCGAGATCGCGGCAACGATGGCGGACGCCCTCAAGCGCGCCCGCGAGCGCGGTCTCAGCCGCGAGCAGGTCGCCACCCGCATGGCCTACCACCTGGGCGAGAAGTTCAATCCCGACACCCTGAACGGTTACACGGCGCCCTCGCACACCGAGCGCGCAGAGAGCCCGCGCGACATCAGCCTGATGCGGGCGATGGCCTTCGACGCCGCCCTCGACGAGGACGCGCTGCTTTCTCTTTATGCCGGCAAGCGCGGCGCCCGCCGTGTCGTCACCGACGAGGAGGCCGCGCTGATCGAACTGGGGCGCATTCACCAGGAAGAGAAGGACCTCGCCGAGCGCAAGCGAGCGCTGCAGGCGCTGCTGAAGATCAAGGGAGGGCGGCAGTGATCGATTCTGTTTTCCGGTGTCTCCTCCCTGCGCCGGCGCCGGCGGTTTCATCCTTTCCCGCCGGCATTTTGGCCCCCGCCCGCGGCAACGGGCGGGGGCTTTTTCTTCAGAGGAGATGGTGCGCGTGAGCCGAGTGTCCAACATAGAGCGACTGCCGCAGATCGTGCGGGCGGAGATCGACCGCCGGCTCACCAAAAACGGCTTCGGTGATTACGTGGCGCTCGCCGCCGATCTGCGACAACGAGGCTTCAACAAGATCAGCAAGAGCAGCCTGCATCGCTACGGCCTGCAGCTCAAGCGCCGGATACAGATGGGGCGTGCGCGCGAGGAACTGGAGACGGCGGGCATCTCGACCGAGATCGCGGCGGAACTGACTGGAGAAGCTACCTTGGTGGTGGTGATCGACCGGCGCAATGGCCGGGCGCGGCTGGTCTCTTCGCCTGCGCCGGCGCCGGAAGTCATAGCGCACCTGAAAACGATGGTGCGCGCATGACAAAAACCCACTACTCCTGTGCCGAGCTGGCGGCGCTCAGGCTGCCGGGGTATCCGGGCACGGAGCGGAGATTCCGCGACCTGGTCGAGCGCGAGGGCTGGGCTTTCGTGGAGATCAAGAGCCGGGGCAAGGGCGGCATCCGCCGCGACTACGCCCCGCCCCCCGCGGTGGCCAAGCTCATCGCCTCGCGCCAGGCGATTCAGGCCGACGGCGCGGCAGCGCGAACCGCGCGGGCGATCAAGGCCGCCGTGCATGCCCAGGCGGTGGCCGAAAATAACGCCAGAACGGCCGTCGCCTTCGACGATCTGTGGGTGCAGCTGTCGCCAGGCGGGCGGGAGAAGTTCGACGCCAAGTTCGAGATCGTGCTGGCCTGGCGCAACTTCTTCGCCGAGCGCGGGCTCAAGCGCAAGGCGAGCTTCGCCGCCTTCGCCGCCGCCCATAACGCCAAGCACCTGCCGGGCATCACGGAGGCGATGCGCGCGGCCTACCCTAAAATCAGCGCGCGCAGCATCGAGCGCTGGGTGCTCGACAACGAAAAACGCGGCCTCGTGGTGATGGCCGACGGGCGCCACCGCAAGGGCGGGGGCACATCCACCATCGAGCAGCACCCGGAGCTGGAGAAGCTCATCCTTGGCGTGCTGGCCGAGAAGCCGCACGTGTCGCACACCCACCTGCAGGACATCATCAACCACGGCCGCATCGACAAGCAGACCGGCGAGGTCCTCTGGCCCGAAATCACCTACTCGGCGCTCAACCGCTACATCAGCAAGTGGAAGGCGCAGAACGCCCAGGCGCACCTCCTCGCCACCAACCCGGATGCCTGGAAGAGCAAGTACCTCTCCAGCCTGGGCAAGCTCGACGGCGACATCGTGCGGCTCAACCAGCGCTGGGAGATGGATGGCACGCCGGCCGACTGGATGCTGCGCGGCGGGCGTTACAACGCCTCGGTGGTCATCGACGTGTGGAGCCGCCGGGCGAAGATCCTGTTCTCGAAGAGTGCGCGCACGGAAACCAACAAGGCGCTGATGCGCCGCGCCGTGCTCGACTGGGGCGTGCCCGAGCAAGCCAAGACGGACAACGGCTCCGACTACGTCAGTCGCGAGATGCTGCTCTTTTTCGAGGATCTGGGCATCGACGGGGTGCAGAGCGCCAAATTCTCACCCTGGGAGAAGGCCCACGTCGAGAGCTTCATCAAGACGTACCTGCACTCCATGCTGGAGCTGCTCGATGCCTTCATCGGGCACAACGTGGCCGAGCGCAAGGCCATCCAGGCGCGGGCGAGCTTCGCCGAGCAGCTTTTCAGCAAAAACGCCGTCGTCGAAGTTGACATGACGGTGGAGGAGCTGCAGGCGCTCACCGACGCCTGGCTGGAGGGCACCTACCACCGAAACGAGCATTCCACGCTGGGCGTGTCGCCCTTCGAGCGGGCCGCCTCATGGACCGGCGCGATACGCCGGGTGGGTAGCGAGCGGGCCCTCGACATCCTGCTGTGGAAGCCGGTCAAGCGCGCCCCGGTCATCAGCGCCAAGGGCATCCGCTACGACAAGGCCTGGTTCATCCACGAGCTGCTGCCTCTTCACGCCGACAAGGACGCCGACATTCGGCTCGATCCGGCCGACCTTGGCCGCATGGTGGTGCGGGTGGACGGCAAGTTCCTTTGCATCGCCGAGTGCCCAGAGCGCACCGGCATCGATCAGGCGGCAGTGGCCGCGAAGGGGCGGGCGCTGCAGCGCGAGTGGGCCAATGAGGAGCGGGCCAGGACGCGCGAGCGGCGCAAGGGGCTATCGACCGACGCCATCGTGCGCGGAATCATCCTCGATCGCGCCCGCGAGGCCGGCAAGGTCGCCATGTTGCCCAAACGCGCCGAGTCGCACGCCACTGCCGCGCTCACCGAGGCCGAGGAAATCGCCGCGCGCCTGGCCGGCGAGATTCGACCCGCTGCGGAAGATCCGGTGCTCTCCGTGCCGCCCTCGATCCGCCCGGCGCGGCCCGAGCCATCGGCCAAGGTGGGCGTCATCCCAGAGACGCCGGAGCTGCGCTACCGCTTGTGGCGCGATCTCACCGATCGCTTCCAGCGCGGCGAGGTCATCGCAATCGCCCAGCTAGAGGAGAGCCCGCAGCTGCGCCGCTGGCTCACCACCTGGCCGCAGTCGGCGGAAGGGCGCTCCCTGCTCAAGCGATATGAAGAGTCCAAAAAGGAAACGGGCAACCCGTCTGGCAACGGACTGCCCGCGTTGATTCGCTAACCACGGAGGCATGATGACAGAAACGAAGATTCGCAACAAGGGGCGCGACGACGTCGCTCCCATCGCTACCCTTGATCTGGTCGCGGCGGTGCTGGAACGCCTGGCCGGGCGCAATGGCGCGCTGCCGGGACTGGGTGTGCTGCATGGGCCGGCTGGCTGGGGCAAAAGCTTCTGTGCCAACGCGCTGGCCAACGAGCGGCGCGGCTACTACGTGCGCATGCTCTCCGCCTGGCGCGGAAAAACGCTGCTGGTGAAGATCCTGGAAGAGATGGGTGTGCGCGCCGGTGGCACTGTGCCGCAGCTGCTCGATCTCGTCGCCGAGCAGCTCAGAAGCTCGCGCCGGCCGCTGATCATCGACGAATTCGACCACTGCGCCAAGAGCGACGCAATGGTCGAGTTGGTGCGCGACATCTACGAAGCCTCGCAGAGCGCCATCCTGCTGATCGGCGAGGAAGGGCTGCCGAGGAAGCTTGAGCGCTGGGAGCGCTTCCACTCGCGCGTGCTCGCCTGGGCGGCGGCGCAGCCGGTATCGGAAGGCGACGCCGCCAAGCTGGCCGCCATCTACTGCCCCGGTGTGCGGATCGCCGAAGACCTGGCCGCGCACCTGGTGGACATCGCCAAGGGCTCGGTACGCCGCGTGTGCGTGAACCTCACCCTGATCCATGAGCGCTGCCTCACCGAAGGGCTGGACGAGATAAGCGCGGCGCGCTGGGGCGAGCAGCCCTTCTACACGGGCAAGAGCCCGGAGCGGAGGGTGTGATGGCGCACGGCCGTAAGCCCGCCCACATCGAGTTGTCCGGTGGCAAAGGCCCGCGCCAGCGCGTGTGGGACGCCATCCGACGCCGGCGCGGCGCCGAGTTCGACCTCCTCGACGTCAACCCGGGCGACGTGCCGCGCGATACGGTGCGCGACTACGTGCTGTCGCTCACCCGCGCCGGCCACCTGGAAGCCGTTGGCGCCTGCGGCGGCCCGCATGACCGACGCCGCTACCGGCTCGCCAACGACGCCGGCCTGGAAGCCCCGCGCGTGCGCCGAGACGGCACGCCCGTGACACAGGGGCTCGCCCAGGAGCAGATGTGGCGCACGCTGCGCCGCCACACCGGCGACATCAACGCCCGCGAACTGGCCGCGCATGCCGGCACCAGCGCGGCGCCCGTCTCGCCGGTGGCCGCCACCGACTACCTGCGCAATCTGCACACGGCAGGCTATCTGGTCGTCACCGCCGAAGGGCGAGGCGCAGGGCGCGGCGGCGTGGCCGCGCGCTACCGGCTGCGCGCCGAGAGCAACACCGGCGCGCGCGCTCCGATGGTGTGCCGCTCGCGCGCCATCTACGACCCGAACCTCGGCCGCATCGTCTGGCACGAGCCCGTTACAGAGGAGGACGCCATCTATGGACGGTAACGCCCGCTGGCGCGAGCTGCTCGAAGCGGACATCGTGCGCGCCGGCCGCGCCGGCAAGGCCGAGGTGGCGCGGCGCCTGGGTGTCTCGCGCCCCTACATCAGCCGCGTCATGAGCGGCAGCCTTGTGCCGGTGCCGAAAAAGTTCATCGACCGCGTGCTGCGGCGCCTGGACCGCCTGACCTGCCCGGCTGACGGCGTGGAGATCGAGCGCAGCGAATGCGACGCCGCGCTGCGCCCTGCCCCCACCCACAACCCCTTCGCCATGCGGCGCTGGGGCGCCTGCCAGCAGTGCCCGCATAAACCCGAAAAGGAGTGCCCATGAAAACCACCGCACCACGCCCCCCCCTCATGGACCGCATCCGCCTGGCCGCCGGCATGCGCTGGCGCGGCCGGCTGCCCGGCTGGCGCGAGATCGCCCCGGCCCTGCAGGGCATCGGCCTCGCCGCCGGCTTGATCGTGCTCTTCGGCATCGTTGGCCGGCTCGATTACGAGATCGAGCGCGCCGCCGAGCTGGAGGCGAAGGCGGACAGCCTGGCCTGGCGCGCGGCCATCGCCGACGACATGACCGAGCGCTTCCGCATCGCCCGCCTCGACGCCGAGCACTACCAGGACTACGTCATTGCCTGCCTGCGCGGCGACCGCGAATGGGTGCTCGGCGGAGAGCGCTGGGAGTGCAAGGCGAAGCCCGTCGGCCCCTACGTTCCGAAGGAGAACTGAGATGAATGACTATCGCCCGCGTCCCGGCAGCGCCGCCGAGAAGGCCCTCGATTACATCGGCAAAAACGGTGGCGCTGCGCGCAGCGGGGAAATCGCCGCCGCCATTGGCATCGAGACGAAACAAATCAGCGCCGGCCTCGCCGCCCTCGTCGAACACGGCCTGCTCGTCGCCTGCGATGTGACGGCGCCTGGCAAGCCGCCGCAAAAGGAATACCGGATCTCCGGCGGCGGCAAGCCGATGACGTGGCGCGAGCCGAAGTCGGCGCATGCCGCCGCTCCTGCCACGGGAAAGCCGGCCCACGTGGCGGCACACGAAACCGTCAAACCGGCCCCCAAGCTGCGCAAGGCGCCGAAGCCTGCCAAGTCCCACCCGCGCGGCGCGAGCCGCCCCAGGGTCACCGGCCGGCTGCTGCGCGCCGCTGCGAAAGGGCAGCAGAAAACTGCAAAACCGGCCCAAATCATTCCTGAAAATATTCCCGGCCAGGAGCCGATACGTAGCGCTACGAATTTCCGCTGCGGCGTCTTCAGCGACGGCTCACTGGTGCTGCGGCTGCGCGACGGCAGCCTGGCCGAGCTGCCGCCCGACGACACGCGCGCGCTGCTCGACTACCTCGACCGCTCGCTGCTGCGGGAGGCCGCGTGATCCGCCCGCTCGAATCATTCTCCGTCAGCCATCGCGGCCTGCGCCTGCGCGTCAGGCTGTACGCCTCGACGCGCCAGGTGGACCGCATCTACAGCGGCGGCGGCCGGCGCCGTGGAGGGGGGGGCATGGAGACGCACGCCTTCTACCTTGGCAGCAAAAGTCAGCGTGCGCGGCACGGCGGCACCATCGCCCTGCCGGGCAACGGGCGGCTCATCGAGCTGGTGCCGCACGAAGTCACGCACGCCGTCATGGACAGGCTCGGCGAAGTGCGCAGCGAGGACGACGAGAGGCTGGCCTACGCCGTCGGCGTGCTCTCGGCTCGCATCATCGCCAGGCTGCGCCGCAAGGGGTACGCGGTATGAGACTGCCCAGCCTCGCCGAACAGGTCGTCGACGCCAACCTGGCGATGCGCCACCTGGCCGACGAAGACCGGCTGCGCAAGGAGCGCAACGCGCTCATGCGCCGGCACACCGGCCACAACGCGACGGGGCCGACGCTGAAGGATCGCCTCCTGCAACTGCTCTCCGCTCGCGGGGAGCTGAGCCTGCCGGCGATCAAGCTGGAATTCCCGGACGCCACGGCCCGCAGGCTGCACGAGGCGCTCACGCAGCTCATCGCCGCCGGCCGCGTCGAGCGCGCCGGCACGCGCCGCCTCTACCGCTACCGCCTCGCCTGACGAAAGGAGACACGATGGCCACCACCCACCAGCTGCTCGCCGCGCTCGCCGGCCACATCGGCCGCGACAAGGGCATCACCTCTGCCCACCTCGCCGCCCTGCTCGACGTGCCCGCCCGCCGCGTGCGCACGATGGTCTCCGAGCTGCGCCTCGAAGGCGAGGCCGTCTGCGGGCACCCCGCCACCGGCTACTTCATGGCCGCCACCGCCGAAGAGATCGAGGCGACCTGCCAGTTCCTCCGCGCCCGCGCCATGCACAGCCTGGTGCTGGAGAGCCGCCTCCGGAAACTCCCGCTGCCCGACCTGGTCGGCCAGCTCAAGCTCAGAACGTAACTCAACCGAAAGGAAGCCGCATGCAAGCCCCCATCGCCCTGGAAGACATCCGCGCCGCCGCGCAGCGGCTGGCCAACGCCCACAACGACACCGCCGGCACCGCCGCCCTGTTGAACGCCGAGATCAAGGCCGCCATCGCCCCCATCCTCGACCGCTACAAGGGCACCATCGACACCTACGCCGTCGCCGAGGCCGCCTCGCGCGCGCGGCTCGACTGCCTGCTGACCGACGCACCGAACCTCTTCGTCAAGCCGCGCAGCCTCGCCGTCGATGGCGTGCGCTGCGGTTACCTCAAGGCGCCCGACACGCTCGACTGGGACGACGACGAGATCGTCATCGCCCGCATCAAGGCCCTGCGGCCGGATCTCGCGCCGCTCCTCATCCGCTCGCGCGAAAGCCTCGTCGTCGACGCCCTGACGGGCCTCGACGCGAAAACCCTGATCGCCTTCGGCATCCGCACCATTACCGGCGTCGACGCCAGCTTCATCACCGTCGGCGACAACGACGCCGAGAAGCTCACCCGCATCGTCATTGCCGCGGCCGCCGACCGGCAGGGCGAGGACGCGACGCCGAAGGCAAAGAAGGGCAAGGCGAAGCGGGTGGCCGCAGAAGGGGCGCGGCCGTGATCATCAGCCAACTCATCGAGGAACTGCAGAAGCTGCCGCCGTACTACCCGGTTTTCGTGCTCGCGCCGGACATTGAGACCGTCGACGGAAGCGAGCCGAACTATCTCGCGATCCGTGACGCGGACACGGACAACCTGCATGGCGCGATCGGCACCGCCGTCATCCTCGACGCGCGGGAGCGCATATGAAGATCACCCTCAACGCGCGGGTCAAATTCTCCGCCGGCGCCTACAACTGCGCCATCCACAAGGCGCGCGGCTCCTCGACCATGAACGCCGAAACCGCCGTGCGCCGCGCCGCCGAGCGCTACGTCGCCGGCGGCGCCCTCGCCGTGGCCGGTGTGCGGTACGTGTCCGGGACGGACGTCGACGGCGGTCAGGTGTGGGAAGTCTGTCTGGGGAAAGCGGCATGAAGATCGCGGACATCGAGATCGGGAAAACCTACACCTACTGGCCCCCGCAGGGCGCCGAAGACAACCTGCACTTCCCGGCCGAAGTGGTCGAGATCGGCAAGCTGGTCAAGGTGCGCATCCGGCGTGTCGAGGGCGAGTGCCTGCGCAGCGTCTCCGCGCGCCGCCTCACCATGAATGGCGAGCTGCGCCTGGAATCGAGGGGGGGGGCTTGCAGACTCGCCCGAAGAGCGGGGCGGCGATTCTGGAAAAGGCGCTGATCTGACATGAAACCCGCCCCCGACCTGCGCAAGCGCGAGCTGGCCGCGATCCACATCGCGCGGCAGCAGCTCGGCATGGACGAGGCCACCTACCGCGACATGCTGTGGGCGGTGGCGCGCGTGCGCTCGGCGGCGGATCTCGACTGGGCCGGGCGGCGCCGCGTGCTCGACCACCTGGCCGGCTGCGGCGCGCGGATCGGCGGCAAGGCGCCCGGCGCCCGTCCGGCCCGGCCGAACGAATGGACCTTCATCGACCGCGCCGCCGAGGACTGCCGCCCCATGCTGCGCAAGCTCTGCGTGCTCTGCCGCGAGCTGGGCATCGAGCGCGGCAAACAGAAGCGCTACGTCGAGGGCATCGCCCGGCAGATGTCCGGCCTCGAATGCGGCGGCGCCGTCGTCAAGCCGCTGGAGCTGTGCACCTACAGCGAGCTGTGGCGCATCACGGCCGCGCTCAACAAGCACCTGCAGCGGCGGAAGGAACGGGCGTGAGCGGGCACGCCATGCTCGCCTTCGCCTTCATCGTCGGCGCCGGCTTCGGCGCGGTGATCGCCTGGGCCTGGTTCGAGCGCTGCGGCCGCCCGCGCGAGGTGAAGATCATCATCGACCAGGAGCTGGCCAGCAAGATCGACCAGCGCTTCATCATGGGCTGGCTCGATTCGCGCGGCCTGGTGTGGATGCTGAAAGGGATGGAGACGATCACGAAGGGGAAGACGCGATGAGCGAAGCGCAGCCGAGCCTTCTGGAGCGCGGTTACCCGGAACTGCTGGCCGACCTGGCCGACCAGGTTGCGGCCAGGCTGGTCGATAACGGCGTCGAGATCGAGCGCGCGGCGGACATCGGCCTGGCCATCGCCGAGCACGTGCGCACCAACTGGTCCGGGCAGAGCCTCTACCTGCCGAAGGGCGTCCAGTACGACATCACCCGCCGCGACCTGGAGATCTTCGAGCGCTTCAACGGCACCAACCACGAGCCGCTGGCGCGGGAATACAATCTCACCGTCATGCGCATCTACCAGATCGTCAAGGCCGTCCGTGCCGAGATGATCAGGAAGCGCCAGGGTTCGTTGTTCTGAGGGAGGGGATATGGGGCTGTTCGGTTTTCTGTCGGGTCTGCGCGAAGATGGTTTCGAAAAGGCGTTTTCACGGGTGACCAAAGAAACCACCTTAACGGAGGCCGCCAAGTCATTGGTCAGGCCAATATTGCGTGCTGCATATGAAGGCGAATCTGCTCACAGCGCCGCGAAGAAGATAACTGGTGTTGTTCCGGAGGAAACGTGGAAATGGCCGGCCTACGATGAGCAGGCTCCATCCATCAGGCGGGCCGAGATGGCGATGCGCAGTGAAGTTATTGCCAAGGCCAAACTCGATGAACTGCTCGACATGGTTCCTCGCAGTGTCCTCAAGACGATTTATCGCGAACTGTGCGTAGGAAAGTTGCCCGCGCGACACGCAGAATTCGTGTCGGCAATTTTAGCGGCCCTCACGAAAGGAAACAGGAAAGACATTACGGATCGTCTGCGTACTGCCGCACTCGACCAAATGAACAATGACTTCACCGCGTCACCCAAAGCTGGGCCAGCCGTCGGGAGCCAAACCGAAGCCTTTGTGAATCGGGTGCTGCGGATGGCATTCGGTCTCTCTCAGTGGTCGCGAATCATCGAAAACAAACACGCCAATTCGAGCCTGATGCTCGACGTCCCGGAGCCTTGGCGTGCGAAACCCGAGTGCCTGTCATTGAACGGGAAACCAAGAAGCATCGATAACGAGTGCTGGGAAAAGCATTTGCCGCCATGCGAGCGTGTTGATTGCCTTTGTGGCCTCATTCCAGTCACGAAACGAAGAAATTGACTTCAGTGCCAAATGGGGCGTAAAGTCCGCGCGTCGCCGAGAAAGAGGCGACCGGGGGTGACAGCCCGAATCGGAAAGGCGGCGAAGAGCCGCACAGCGTTTGCCATGCGGCTTTTTTATCGCCAGGCGTGTCCGAGTACGGGCGGCCGGGCGGAGGGAGCCGCAAGGCTCGCCGGTGCCTTTCCCGGTCTGTCAACCTCCGTTTCGGTCGCCCACCCGTTTGACAGCGGGCAGGCGGTTCCAAACCGTCACGAAAGGACCACACCATGAATCAACTCATCCCCGCCGAATTCCACGGCACCCCCGTTCGCATCATTGATCGAGAAGGCCAGAAATGGCTCGCCGCCGAGGAGATCGGGCGCTGTCTCGGCTACGACGCGGCAAATGCCCGCAAGGGCGTGCTCAAGCTGTACGAGCGCCACGGCGACGAGTTCACCGAGGCAGATACATTCGTCGTCAAATTGACGGCGAATTCACGAGGCAATCCCAACACCCGCATCTTCTCCGACACCGGCTGCATCAAGCTCGGCTTTTTCGCCTCGACGCCCCGGGCCAAGGAGTTCCGCGCCTGGGCTTCCCGCGTGCTGGCGGGCGGGCAGGCGCAGGGCTACCCCGTCGCCGCCCTGCGCCAGGACCTGGCCCTGGCCCGCGAGCTGGGCGGCCTGCGCGACCAGGTGCGGGCGCAGAACGAGATGATCCTCGCCCTCTACGGCCGCGTGGATACCGCCCAGCGCGGCCACATCCGGGCGGTGACCCGGCTGCTCGGCCTGGAGAAGCGCCAGGCGCGGCGCGAGCGCATCGAGACGGCCCTCCGCATGGAGGCGGCCGGCATCCCGCGCGAGGAGATCGTGCGCGCCACCGGCATGAGCTTCGGCCTGCTGCGGGCGCACGTCTTTCGCGCCCGCCGCGACGGCCGGCTGCCGGGGCATGGCGGCCGGGAAGGGGGTGCGCAATGACCCGGTACCTTGACATCAACGCCGCCGAGCTGGCGACCTATGCGGCGCAGATGCGCTATATTGCGCTGGCCGCACGCTGCATGGAGGCCGGCCCGCCGGCCGACAAGCTGGAGCGCGAGAACTGCGTGCTCTACTTGCTGGAGGTGATCGAGGACATCGCCGCCCGCGCCGAGGGCGCGGCGGAGAGCCTGCGGGATGCGCTGGCGGCCGCCAGCGCGGCGCCTGACGTTAGTAAAACCCTTTAAGGGAACCGCCCCGCCCGCATGCGTAGCCTACGCGCATGCGGGAAATCAATCTGATCGTTATTCACTGCTCCGCCACGCCGAACGGCCGCTGGGTGTCCACGCTCGACATCGATCAGTGGCACGCCGCGCGCGGCTTCAAGCGCCGGGGCGATTGGCGCGCCCGCCAGAATGCCCAGCTCGGAGCCATCGGCTACCACTTCGTCGTCTACACCAACGGCGCCATCGCCACCGGTCGCCACCTCGCCGAGGTCGGCGCGCACGTTTACGGCAACAACCGCAGCTCGATCGGCATCTGCGTCGCCGGCACGGACAAGTTCACGCGCGCACAGTGGGGCAGCCTGGCCGCCCTGGTGGATCGGCTGCGCCAGGAGTTCCCCGGCGCCCGCATCACCGGCCACCGCGACCTCTCGCCGGATAAGGACAACGACGGCCTGGTCGAACCCTGGGAGTGGTTGAAAACCTGCCCCGGCTTCGATGTCGCCGCCTGGCAGCGCGCCGACATGTTGCCGCCGCCCGCCGGCGTCCTGGAGGAGGACCCGGCATGAGAGCGATCTTTCTGCTGGCCTTCCTGCTGCTCGCCTGCGGCGCCCAGGCTGCGGCCGACGCCATGCAGGAGACGCGCTACTGCGGCGAGCCGCGCCGCGACGCACAGGGGCGAATGCTTCGCCGCGCCGACGTGCTGGCGGCCTTCCGCAAGCTGTACCCCTGCCCGGAGACAGGCAAGGTGCGAGGCGCCTGCCCCGGCTGGGCCATCGACCACGTCATCCCGCTGGCCGTCGGCGGCTGCGACGCCGTGCGCAACCTGCAGTGGCTGCCGACCGATCTCAAGTCCTGCCCCGGCAAGGTCTGCAAGGACCGCTGGGAGCGCGACGTCTACAGGAGAAACCCATGAAAGTCGCCATCCTCACGCCGCACCTCAAGGCCGAAGCCCTCGACAGCCAGCACTGGCGGCTGCTCGAACCGCTGGCATTCCGCGTCACCTGCGACGAGTGGCCGGAGCCGTTCGAGGTCGTCGTGCCGGGCGGCTATGTCACCGACTTCGAGAGCGTGCCGCGCCTGCTGGTCTTCGCCTACGCCCTCATCAAGGGCCGCGCGCGCCGCGCCGCCACCGGGCACGACTTCCTGATCGACTGGATGCGGGGCGAAGTGGCCGAGCCGCTGCGCCCGGCCACGGTGCCGTTCCGGCCGGCGCGCGCCTGGATCGACCGCTTTTTCCACGCCGCGATGGTGGCCGAGGGAACCGGCTTCCTGGCCCGCAACACGGCCTACCTCGGCGTATCCGCCTACACGCTTTTCACCGGAGGAAAATGACCATGAAACGCACGCTGCAACACCTGCTCCTCGCCGCCGTCCTGGCCGGGCTGGCTTTCGGCGCCCGCGCCGGGGCGCTCACCGACTACGCCGAGAACAAGATCGTCGACGCGCTGATCCGCGCCCAGTCGCTCGGCGCGCCGGCCACCTGGCACGTCGCCCTCTACACCACCTGCCCGACCGACAGCACGGCAGGCACCGAGGTCTCCGGCGGCAGCTACGCGCGCGTGGCGGTCACCGCGAGCCTCGCCAACTGGGCCGGCACGCAGTCGGCCGGCAGCACCACGGCCAGCTCGGGCACGGGCGGCACCACCAGCAACAACAACACGATCACCTTCCCGGCGCCGACGGCGAACTGGGGCGTCGTCGTCTGCTGGGCGCTGACCGACGCCTCGACCTCGGGCAACATCTGGGTCTACGCCGCGCTGACGCAGTCGAAGACCATCAACAACGGCGACGCCGCGCCGAGCTTCGCCCCGGCCGCGGCGACCTTCCAGATCGACAACTGAGCCATGTCCGCCATTTTCGCGACAGGTCAATCCGTGCGAGTGCTGCCGCCTTTCGGCGACGGCATTACCGTGTTGGAGGTCGTTGAGGTACAGCATTTCGACGCCGACGGGGCGTTCTGCCCGCCGCCGGGCGCCGGTGTGCAGTACCCCCTCTCCGACGGGCGCGCCTACCTTGCCGAGTTCGTCGCGGCCGCAGGGATATGATCGCCACGCTCGACCAACTGATCGCCGCCCTCGCCAACAACAGCGAACCGGCCGTCATCAACAAGGCCAGCATCGCCACGCAGGCCGCCGGCGGCTTTTCCTCGCTGTGGCGCGCCACCGGCACGCCGGCGCAGGGCGCCATCCCCGGCGCCGCCGCCATCTGCACCAAGAGCCTGCTGGGCGCCCTCAAGGGCTTCGCCAGCGCCGGCGGCGGCGAGAGCGTCTATCTCGGCCGCCTGTTTCTGCTCTCCGGCAACAGCGCCACCAGCGTGCAGCTGCACGACCGCCTGGCGCACATGGGCGGCCTCTCCGGCACCGTCACCACGGCGCAGACCGTCGGCGTCGACGTCACCTCGCTCATCGGCTCGCGCTGTGCTGCCGACTGCCAGGCCGTGCAGTGGTGGATCGAGCAATACACCGCCATCGGCACCACGGCGGTGAGCGCCACCGTGACCTACACCGACGCTCTCGGCAACGCCGGCAAGACCGTGTCGGTGTCGATCGGCGGCGCCTCGCCGCTCAACCAGCCCAGCCGCATGTTCCCGATCCCCGCCCCGGCCGACGGCATCGCCATCAAGAGCATCCAGACGATCCAGCACGCCACCACCGGCACGGCGGGCAGCTACGGCATCACCGCCACCCGTTCGCTCGGCGGCCTCTCGCTCGGGCTGGCCAACAGCGGCGTCGTGGCGGACTGGGCCGGCCTCGGCCTGCCGCAGGTGCCGAACGACGCCTGCATTTTTCCGATCATGATCTGCGGCACCACCAGCACCGGCGTGCTGTACGGCAACGCCGAACTGATCACGGGCTGACCATGCGAGCCTGGCAATCCGGCGCACCCTTCCCCGGCGGCGCATCCGTCTGGTGGGAGCCGAACACGGCGGCGATCGCCACGGCCGCCTTTTTCGAGTCTGCCGGCGGCCAGGCCGCCGCGCTCGAAGGCGCCGCGCAAGCGCAGGCCGGCGCCTCGGCAACGCTCACCACGCTGATTCGGCTGCTCGGCGGGGCAAACGCCCAGGCGGGTGGCCAGGGCGGACTGACGGCGCAGATCACGCTCGCCGGAGCGGCCATCGCGGCCGCATCGGCTTCCGGCAGCATCGCCCAACCGATCAACCTCCAGGGCAGCGCGCTTTCCGTCTCGACCGCCGCCGGCGCGCTCACGGCGCAGATCCGTCTCGACGGCGCCGCGTTGGCGATCGCCGCCGCTGCGGCCGGGCTGACGACCGCCATTCCCCTGACCGGTGGCGGCGAAAGTCAGTCCGCAGCGGACGGCGGTCTGGCGACCGGCATTGCGCTGTCGGGCGCCGCCGCCGCGCAAGCGTCCGGCGCCGGTTCGCTGGCGGCGCCCCCGGTCGAACTCGCGGGCGCCGCGGCGGCTTCAGCCGGGGCGCAAGCGGACCTGACCGTGCAGATTCTGCTCGCCGGGAGTGCGGCCGGCGCATCGTTCGGCGCGGCGAGCCTGACGACGCAGATCCGACTCACCGCCGAAGCGCTGGCGCAGGCCGTCGCCGACGGCGCGCTGACCGCCTCCATCGACCTCGCCGGCCTGGCGCAGGCCGACGCCTACGGCAGCGGGAATTTAACGGCCGGGCTGGCTCTGCCGGTGCCGAATCGCAGCATCACGGCGGTGCTGGCCCGCCGCATCTGGCGGGCCGATGGCGTCGCGCGCCGAACCATTGCGACGGCGCCCATGCGCCGCTACGTGGCCCGCTTGTGAAAACCGTTCTGTGGCCCGCGAAAGACCCCGCCGAGAAAGTGTGGGCGACCTTCGACTACGGCGCGGCCCTGGAACCCGGCGAAGTCATCCAGTCGGCGGCGATCGGCGTCTCGCTCAAGCAGGGCACGGACGCCGCGCCGGCGGCGATCCTCGCCAGCGCAGCCGTGCTGCTGGCGGGCGGGCGCGTGACGCAGCGCATCCAGGGCGGCGTCGACGGCGCCGCCTACCTGGTGCGCTGCGCCGCCACCACATCGACGGAGCGCGTTTTACTTTTGGCCGGCGTGCTGCCGGTGGAGGCGATCACGTGACGATGCAGATGGAGCTGTGGCAGCTTTTCACGCTGCTGGGGGCGCTTTTCGGCGCGGTGTGGTCCTTCGGCAGGGTGTTGATGCGGCAGATCGATCTGCGGCTCGACGCGCGCTTCGGGGCGCAGGAGACCGCGCGCGAGCAGGCGCAGCACCACTGGGACGCCAGATTCTCCGGCCTGGAGCGCTCCAGCGTCATGGAGGCCAACAAGTGGCAGCGCATCGAGCGCGACCTGCTGTCGCTCAAGGCCGACCTGCCGGTGCAGTACGTGCGGCGCGAAGACTACGTGCGCAACCAGACGGTGATCGAGGCGAAGCTCGATTCGGTCGCTCTGAAGATTGAAAACCTACAGATCAAGGGGATGCAGCGATGAACATCGATCAAGCCAAGGTGCGGCGGGAGTCGCTGCGCTGGTACCTCATCCTGGCGTTGTACAACGCCCGGCCGGAAGAGGTCTGCGAGGACATCGTGCAGGCCACCATGCGCGCCATCTACCCGGATGTCACGCCGCTGGAGGTGCGGCAGCAGCTCGACTACCTGGCCGACCGCGAGCTGGCCAATGTGCGCAAGGAGCCCTCCGGCCGCTGGTGGGTCGACCTTACCCGCTACGGCGTGGACATCGCCGAATACACGGTCGAGTGCGATCCCGGCATCGCCCGCCCGGCGAAGTACTGGAGCTGAGATGGCGCGCAGAAGCAGCGTCGAGGCGTTGCCGAAAGCCGTTCGCGAATGGCTGGACCGCGCCCTCATCGAGGGCAACTTCAGCGGCTACGAGGCGCTGGAGGCGGCGCTCGGCGAGCGCGGGCACCAGATCAGCAAGAGCGCCATCCACCGCTACGGCAAGCCGCTGCAGCGCCGCCTGGCCGCCATCAAGGCCAGCACCGAGGCCGCGCGCCTGCTCACCGAGGGCGCGGCCGACGACCAGGACGCCCGCTCCGAAGCGGTGATCGCCCTGGTGCAGACCGAACTGTTCGAGACGCTGGTCAACCTGCAGGAAGCCACCGACGAGGACATCGATCCCGCCCAGCGCGTGAAGCTGCTCTCGACGGCCGCCAAGAACATCGCCACGCTCTCCCGCGCCTCGGTGAACCTGAAGAAGTTCCAGAGCGAGGTGCGCGATCGCGCCAAGGCGGCGGCCGACGCGGCGGAGCGCATCGCCAAGCGAGGCGGGCTCTCGGCCGCCTCGGTGGCCGAGATCCGCAAAAGCATTCTGGGCATTGCCGCATGACGCTCAACCCTCTCGTCGAAGCGATATCGGCGGCATCCCCGGCCGACGCGCCGCCGCCCGTGCTGCTGAGCTACCAGCAGCGCTGGGTGGCCGACGACTCGCCGCTGAAGATCGGCGAGAAAAGCCGCCGCATCGGCTTCACCTGGGGCGAGGCCTCGGACGACGTGCTGATCGCCTCGGAAGAGGGCGGCTCCAACGTCTTCTACATCTCGGCGACGCAGGACATGGCGCTCGAATACATCGAGGCGTGCGCCATGTGGGCGCGCGCCTTCGACCTGGCGGCCGGCGAGGTCGAAGAGGGCATCTTCCTCGACGCCGGCGACAAGGAGATCAAGACCTACCGCATCGACTTCCCGAAGTCCGGCAAGCGCATCGTCGCGCTCTCCAGCCGGCCGGCCAACCTGCGCGGCAAGCAGGGCGTGGTGGTCATCGACGAGGCGGCCTTCGCGCCGGATCTCGCCGGCCTCATCAAGGCGGCGATGGCGATGCTGATGTGGGGCGACAAGGTGCGCATCTTCAGCACGCACAACGGCGAGGACAACCCCTTCAACGAACTCGTCAACGAGATCCGCGCCGGCAAGCGCAAGGGCACGGTGCATCGCGTCACCTTCGCGGACGCCGTGGCCGACGGGCTGTATCGCCGCGTCTGCCTGCGCAAGGGCCGCGCCTTCCGCCAGGAGGACGAGGACGCCTGGGTGGCCGACGTGCGCGACTTCTACGGCGACGACGCGGCCGAGGAACTCGACGCGATCCCGGCCCGGGGCGGCGGCATCTACCTGCCGCTGGCCCTGGTCGAGGCGCGCATGACGCCGGTCGGGGCGAACCTGCCGATCGTCCGGCGGCGCTGGCCGGACGAGTTCGGCCTGCTGCCCGAGCCCGTACGCGCGGCGGAAGTCGACGCCTGGCTGCGGGAGGAAGTGGCGCCGGCCCTGGCCGGGCTCGACCCGAACCGGCGCCACGGTTTCGGCCAGGACTTCGCTCGCGTCGGCGACCTGTCCGTCGTCACCGTGCTGGAGGAAGGCACGGACCTCGTCGAGCGGTGCCGCCTGACGATCGAGATCGGCAACTGCCCCTTCGCGCAGCAGCGGCAGATCGTCAAGTTCATCGGCGAGAACCTGCCGCGCTTCCATTCCGCCGCGATGGACGCCACCGGCAACGGCGCGGATCTCGCCGAGTTCGCCGCCGACACCTTCGGCCACAGCCGCATCGAGCAGGTGAAGCTCACCGACGCCTTCTACCTGGCGAACATGCCGCGTTTCAAGGCCGCCCTGGAGGACGCCACCCTGGACAACCTGCCGCGCGACGACCAGTGCCGCGACGACCTGCGCGCCGTCAAGAAGATCGACGGCGTGCCGAAGCTCGGCCGCGCCAAGACGCAGGCGGCCGACGGCAAAAAGGTGCAGCGCCACGGCGACTTCGCCATCGCCCTGTTCCTGGCGCACTACGCCATGAAGCGCGACGTGGCGCCGATCGAATACACGCCGGCGCCGTCCACGGCAGCGCGCTGGGACGGCGCCGGCGACGACGACAACAGCGACGCCGACGCCCTCGTCGCCGCTGCGGGAGCATGGTAATGGCACAGATCCTCGACCAGTTCGGCCGCCCCATCGAGCGCGCCGCCCTCACCGAACCGCAGACCTCCCGCCTCGGCCACCTGGCGCGGGAGTTCGCCACGCACCCGTCGCGCGGTCTCACGCCGGGCAGGCTGGCGCGCATCCTCGCCGACGCCGAGCAGGGCGACATCGTCGCGCAGCACGATCTCTTCCTCGACATGGAGGAGAAGGACGGCCACGTCTTCGCCGAGATGAGCAAGCGCAAGCGCGCCCTGCTGACGCTGGACTGGAACATCGCGCCGCCGCGCAACGCCAGCAAGGCCGAGGAAGACGACGCCGCCTGGCTGCGGGAAATGCTGCTCGACGTGCCGGCCCTGGAGGACGTGCTGCTCGACGCGCTCGACGCCATCGGCCACGGCTTCTCCGCGCTGGAGCTGGAGTGGCAACTGCAGGGCCGCGAATGGCTGCCGAAGTCGGTCACCCACCGGCCGCAGAGCTGGTTCCAGCCCGGCCGCGAGGATCGCAACGAGCTGCGCCTGCGCGATTACACGCCGGACGGCGCCGAGCTGCGGCCCTTCGGCTGGATCGTGCACACGCACCGGGCGAAGAGCGGCTACCTCACGCGCGGCGGCCTGCACCGCGTGCTGGCCTGGCCGTATCTGTTCAAGAACTATTCGGTGCGCGACCTCGCCGAGTTCCTGGAAATCTACGGCCTGCCGCTGCGCCTGGGCAAATACCCGTCGGGCGCCTCCGACCAGGAGAAGCTGACCCTGCTGCGCGCGGTCTCCGGCATCGGCCACAACGCCGCCGGCATCATCCCGGAAGGCATGATGATCGAGTTCGAGGCGGCGGCGCAGGGGCAGCACGACCCCTTCGCGGCCATGATCGACTGGTGCGAGCGCACGCAGAGCAAGGCGATCCTCGGCGGCACCCTCACCAGCCAGGCCGACGGCAAGAGCAGCACCAACGCGCTTGGCAATGTGCACAACGAGGTGCGCCACGATCTGCTGGTCTCAGACGCCATCCAGCTCGCCGCCACGCTGTCTCGCGACCTGGCCTACCCGTTGCTGGTCATCAACCGGGGACCGCGCGATCCGCGCCGGCTGCCGCGCTTCGTCTTCGACACGCGCGAGCCGGAGGATCTGTCCCTTTACGCGGAAGCGCTGCCGAAGCTGGTGGGCGTGGGCATGCGGGTGCCCGCCAGCTACGCCCACGACAAGCTGCGCATCCCGGAGCCGAAGGAAGGCGAGGACGTGCTGGCCGTCCAGGCGCCCGCACCGCAGGAGGCGCTCAGGGTTGCCCTCGCCGCCCTCAAAGCCGGCGCGCCCGCCCAGGACGAGTTCGACGTGTTTGCCGACGACATGGCATCCGACTGGGAGCGCGTCACCGCCCCGCTGGTCTCGCCGATCGAGCGCCTGGCGGCCGAGTGCCGCAGCATCGAGGAGTTCAAGGCCCGCCTGCCGCAGCTGCTGGAGCAAATGGACACGGCCGCCCTGACCGAGGCGCTGGCGCAGGCGCAGTTCGCCGCCGCCGTCTTCGGCCGCGCCGAGCCGCCGGAGGGTGGACTGTAATGTTGCGCCTGCTCTCCCTGCCGCCCGAGGAGGCGATTGCCTTCTTCCGCCAGAAGGGCTTCAGGATCGGCTTCGACCACCGCGACGTGTGGCAGGCCGAGCACCAGGCCGCCTTCACGGTGGCCAAGGCCATGCAGCTCGATCTGCTCGCCGACATCCGCGAGCAGGTCGACGCCGCCATCGAGCTGGGCACCACCTTCGAGACGTTCCGTGCCGCGCTCAAGCCGAATCTGGTCAAGCGCGGCTGGTGGGGGCGGGCGACGATGATCGACCCGGCCGACGGCCAGCCCAGGGAAGTCCAGCTCGGCAGCACGCGCCGGCTCAAGGTGATCTACGACACCAACCTGCGCACCGCGCACAGCGAGGGGCAGTGGGCGCGCATCCAGGAGTCGAAGGCGGCGCTGCCCTATCTCATGTACGACCACACCCCCTCGGCGCATGAGCGCAAGGAGCACGCCGCCTGGGACGGCCTGGTGCTGCCCGCCGACGACCCGTGGTGGCAGTCGCACTACCCGGTGCGTGCGTGGGGCTGCAAGTGCCGGGTGATCCAGCTCGGCAGCCGCCAGGTCGAGCGCCTGGGCGCCAAGGTCGGCACGGCGCCGCCGGAGCGTTACCAGGACTACACCAACAAGCGCACCGGCCAGACCAGCCGCGTGCCGGCCGGGGGCGACCCC